CTGTGATGTTGGAAAATTATTATAAGTTTTTTGTTCTGTTGGTATTGATTGACTTCTAAAAAAGCCTCTAATGTTATCTGCTAAACCCAATTAAGTTACACTCCATGTTGTTTTTCTAACTATTCCAAATCTAGCTGCATAAGCTAGAGCATCCACCATATCATCATGAGATCCAGAGGATGGAAAGCTAGTTAATTCTCTTTCAAATTCTACAAGCCATTTAGCATTTTTCAAAAACCATATAGAGCCATTTTCAACTCCTGCTGCAGCAGGAACTGATCTAGCAGTTTTTGATTTATCTGCCTTTAGGTTTTTTATTGGCAAACCCTGTCTCCTAGCCATTTGAATAATACCAAGTCCAAAAGAAGCATCTTCAACTCCCAACCAAGACATATTCCATTTAGTAATCATTGCTTCTATCTTTGGGAGTAAATCAGGAGCTTCTAATCTGTCCCTGAATATATCCATTATTAATAGCTTACCACTAGGAGTAGATCCAACTGCCATTATTACAGAATAATCAGCAGTTTCTTTAATACTTAAAGCTGTGTCCATAGTTCCAAAGATACTTAACTCTGAATGCTTGACTACTTCATCTCCTAAGATATATTCTGGATCATATCCATCAATAACATCATAGTATTTAAACCACTCTCTTTTAAACATGTGTCCAACTTCAGTAAATTCTGCTAAAAATTCTTGAGCATAAACTAATGAGCCTAACTCCTCTCTTGCTTGTGCTAATTCATCAATATTTATATTTGGATTAGATTCTGTTGGATAATGCATTATCTTCCAATCTTTTCTTAATTTAGCATTCTCAAATAATGTATAAAGCCAATTCATTCCATTTGGAGTTGATATAAAAAGTCCTTTACCTAATGAATCAGATAATATAGGTCTTACTGTTTCCCAAGTTTCTTTATCCATATAAGCAGCTTCATCAAAGATAATTAAAGAAATACCACCTGCTCCTCTGAGAGTTTCTGGTTTATTAGCTGATTTAATTTGAATAGTTCCACCATTCTTTAAAACTATTCTTTTCTCTACTTCTCTAATCTCATAATATTCTTCTGGTAACTGTCTAACTAAAGATTTCAGATTTAACCAACTTTCTAAAGCTTGAGGATAAACAGGAAATATAACCCATACTTTTAAACCTTTAAGAGATTGATCTATAGCACAAGTTAAACTAGCTGTTGTTTTTCCCCATCTTCTTCCACATATAGCAATAACAAATCTATTTTCATCTAATGCTTTTATAAGTTCTTTTTGTCCAGAATGTAAATCTGGTGGAGTTGCTTCAATAATCTGTGTCATCATCTTGCTCCCAATCCCATTTAAACTTTATTTGAGGATATTCTATTTGTGTTACTTGAACTTGTGGATTTCCTAGTCCATAAATCTGAGAAATCATCTTGTAACAAATATCTAACAATCCTTTAAGTTCAGTAGGATTCATAGAAGCTAAATCTCTTTCATTTATTTCATTTATTATTTTAAAAATTAATGGTTTTAATTCATCAGCTAAATCTCTTGCAGTTTCTCCAACTTGAGCTAAAACCTCATTAACTATCTGCTCATTAAGCATCCTATTGATAGCTTTTATTCTATCCTGCCATTGATTTTTAGCAGCTATTTGTTTAACTCTCCTGTCTGTAATAGTGAAATTTTTGGAAACTTTTTCATAAGATCTAGAAGCTCCTAAACCTAAATAATATTGAAATCTTTTAAAATCAGAATTACTTTCTCCTACTTGTTGTTGATTAGGTAAAGCCAAAGACATATCATCAATATAATCCATAGATAAATTATAACTTAACTGTGAGATTTATCTCCATGTTTGCAATTACAAACATTAACCCAAGTATTATTAACTTTTTCCTTAAAACACTTCTTTTTAACTTTAATATCATCAACTTCTAACCAAACTTGAGCATCATTAGGATTTTCTTCTTTAATCAAGTTATATTTAAGCTTTGCATTACCAATAAGCTCTATATGTTGAGCATTAAGAAGCTCTAAATTGCCATCCTCATCAGTTACTTCAAATACAGGCAAATCATAGTTTCCTTTATTAAGATTAATTCTGATATTATTTGTATTTATTGCTATATATTTAGCCATTATCCCTTTAACTTAAATAATAGCTCAGTGAATAAGCTTTCTTGCATATCTAAATCTTTTTCTAAAATTCTAAGTTGTTCCATCATTGAACTATGAGCTAATTGAAGCTCCTCTATTGTATTAAATAACCAACCTATTACTGCTACTAAAGTAGATAAAATAATAGGCATTAAAGCTTTTTTATCTATTTTCATTAAAATCTCCTACATTAAGTTAGCTAATAGGAAAGCTAGAGAAAGTAATACACCTATATAGCTAAAAAACTCTGTTTTTGATAACTTTGCATTAACTTTTTCATGCAATTCATCTATTCTTTTATTTATTTTCTCTTGTCCATCAAGCACTAGCATTAACATTTCTTTTTGTGTTAAGCCATTTCCATTATTCTCAGGCATAATATTAATTTAATGGAGAAACACAAAATAATGAAACTCTAACATTTACTTTAGATCCATCCTCTAAAATCCAAGCTGATTTGTTTTTTTTAGCAAAAAATTGGATTGTGCCATATCTCCAGAGAACTTTATCTGTTACAGGATCTATTATTCTTTCATCAGTAGGAATAACAAATTTAACTTTTTGATGCTTCTTGTATTCTCTGCCCTGATATATCAAAATATTCCTTATCTAGCTCTATTCCAATAAAATTTCTATTTGTATTGACACAAGCTACTCCTGTGCTACCACTTCCCATTGTAAAATCTAAAACTGTTTCATTTTCTTTAGTGTATGTTTTAATTAAGTATTCTAAAAGTTCTACAGGTTTTTGTGTTGGATGTACTTTATTTTTTTTATTAGCATTTGAAAATTCTAAAATTGCTGTTGGATAATATTGATTATTTTTTACTTGATAATCTAAACTTATTTTTGCTTTATTATAAATATCTGGATGTCTATTTAAACCACCTTTTTTTCTCATTTTTCCTGTTCTCATAATTGGATAATAATTATGCTCATAAAAAATATGTATCAATTCAAATATTCTTAGTGGCTGATATTTAGCAATTAATGGATTACCAGCTTGTTTTTTATTCCAAATCCAATCAAATTTATATTCTTTTATGTTAGATAATCTTAAATGACTACTAAATGGCTCTGTGCCAAATAATGCAACAGCACTTTTTTGTTTTCTTATTCTTTTAAGTTCTGCCCACATTGGTTCAAAAGGAATAATATTATCCCATTTGCAATCAGTAGTTCCATAAGGTAAATCAGTTAAAATAAAATCTATAGAGTTATCTGGTAACTCTTTCATTACCTCTAAGCAATCCCCATTAAATAGCTGTATCATTTCCAAATAACTCCCTGTAGTGCATTGTCTTTGCTGCTTTTCTATAAGTATGTTGATCTAAAGCTGATTGTAATAACTGATCTTCATCATGTTTTAAATTTATATAAAATATATGCAGAAAATTAGTTAATGTTTGAGATGATTCCTCTTTAACAGTTACTGTTCCAAGTTCTGTTGTTGTAGTTATATCAAAAGTTCCATCATAATTCATTGTGATTTTAACTAATGTTGGCATTGATTTCATAAGCATATAAAACTCAACACCTCCCTGATGAGCTAGTTTTTTAGAAAATATTTGAACAGGATCTACTTTAGGCTTTACTTCATTAATTTTTTGTAATTTATCTATTAAGGTATGTTCATCATTAATAAACATCATTACTGTTCTATAGCCAAGATTTATATCATCAGCAGCATATTCCATTTAAACCTCTTATATTGTAATCTTGTTCTAGATGCTTCATTCTACCTTTACTTCTTTGCATTATCTCTAAATGATTATCTAAACAATCACATTTAGCATCAATTAAATCTGTTTCAAAATAATTAATATTTTCATTAATAGGTATTTTATAATATAATTCTCCCTGTTCATTTTGGTTTAAATAATTATCTGAAATATTTTTTATATTGATAGTTGCAAACTTATTTGGAACACAGTTCATAAATACACAACCTGCCTCAACATTGATATATTTAGAAACATATCCTCTTAGTAGATCTATTTTATTTTTAGAAATATAGAAATTAGAAAGTTTATCTAAAGAATGATTATGCCAATATGCAGCAACTTGTAGTTCCATTGGATAATAAATTTTATTAATCTTACAAACATAATCCTCAAAATAATCCTCTTTATTTTTAACTATCTCCCAATTCATATAGTTACAAATAAACTCCCAAGATGTTCTGGCTTTATTATCAAACAAATCATATTCATCTTTTACAATTTGCCTTCTGCCATTTTGATTAAGTATCATATCTCTCCCAACAATGTTTAGAAGCTCTCCAATGATGCCAACCATCATTTTTAACTAACCAAGCTGCAGTTTTTATGTTTGTTTTAGGATTAAACATATTCAAGTTTCTATTATAAATGTCTTTTTCTAACCATTCTTCAGTTTTAGAATTAAACTGAAATAATCCCTGATCTAAAGATTTATCTTTATTGACATTAATTGCATTTGGATAACCATCACTTTCACAACTCATAACTGCTAAAGCTTTTAATGTTTCATCTCCAAAATATTGCTGAGTTAATCCATACCATTGCTTAACATCTTGCAAATGATTGCAAAGAAAGTAATCATCTATAGATTGCTCAGTTATTTCATTAGTTAGAAGTAAAGAGCAACCTATAAATAATTCAATCATTAAATATAATCCTCAGATATAAGCCATAAAGTCAAAGCTCCTAAACCAAGAACAAGAATAACTAAATAAAAATCCATTTATTCCTCCTCTCCTAAGTCTGCCCAACAAGTATTGCAAACAGAATGATCTTCATCTTGTTCTGTCATTGCATTTTTGCAGAACATACAATTACCTGAGAATGGAGCAGCTTTAACATTATTGTTATCTATTTGATGATTCCAGAATGCTTTTAATCCATCACTTAATTCTGGCATTATATAGCCCAATCTTTGACATAAGCTTTATGAACTCTAGGTGTTCCATTTTTATTTAATTTAGCTTTTTGTTTATTGTTACAATTACAGTTCTCCATATAAATCCCTGAATTATATTCATCATTAAGCCTAGCAACTGCTTTTCTAAGATTTCCATTATTAGAATATATTGGATCTAGAGAACATATTTTGCCCTCTAGTTCCATAATATAATGAATTTGCTTAAATTGTGATAAAGTCTTTCTCTCCAAAGATAAAGTTTCAAACTCTGTCAATGGCTTTGATCTAGCAAAAATACTTAGCATTATTCTCCTCTATCTCTTTCCATAACAGATAAAGTAGCCAAATCTTGTATTTTATTTTTAATGGATTGTAGATTGTTTATATCTATTTGATTACTAGCTATTCCAAGTTGCCCTAAAGCTTCTGCTGTAATCTTTCTGGCTTCATCTATATCTTGAGCTGATACACTTAAAGCAAAATCTTTAAGGTTATCTAATACAGCTTGAGTTCTATGAGAAATGTCCTCTAC